TTTTTAATTTATTTTTGGTTTATTTTTGATTTGTAGTCTAGTATTAAAATTACACCATTTTATATTGAGAGAAATTTTTAGATGGCAGGTGAATCAGTACTGCAAAGACAGTGTATAAAATGTGCAGAAAACTACGGCTTGATTGCACGTAAAGTTAATGCTGAAGCTTATAGAGGGTGGCCTGACTTGATGGTCATGTTTAAAGGTGGCGATGTTATCTGGTTCGAGTTAAAGAACCCTAATGGTAGTGGTCGATTATCAGAGCTGCAGAAAGAACAGTGTAAACTTATCACTGCTATGGGCGGGGAAGTTTACATAATAGCCTCACTAGAAGCGTTCTTCACTATAATAACTAGAAAACTAAACAGCAAACCAAAAGGTAAATAATGTTAAGTAAAACTGATCTTACGGTGCCACAAAACAAAGCTATTGACAGACTCTACGATAATGACGAGACAATGTTGATAGCGCCTAAAGGTTTTGGCAAATGTGTTGTAGGTTACACTGCAATCACTGAGTTACTAGACGATGAAGTGGTCTCTAAAGTTCTTATCCTGTCCACTACTCAGGTATGTCAAATGACTTGGGCTGCAGAGAGCGCAAAGTGGGATCACCTCAAAGACGCTAACCAAGTATTACTATCAGGCAAGACTATCAAGCAGCGTGAAAAACTTCTGGCCTCAAACCCTAGTATTATTATCTGCAACTTTGAACTGTTGCCTTGGTTAATGGATAACTACGCGGATTATGGCTTTGATGGCTTGCTGATTGATGAAATAACTAAAATGAAAAACGTGGGTGGTGTAGGTTTCAAGAAGATTAGAAACAAAGTTAAGAATTTTAAATGGCGTGTTGCTATGACAGCTGACCCAGTGGCTCAGGAAAGTATGGACATCTACGGTCAAATGATGATGGTTGATTGTGGTGTTAGGTTAGGCCGCAATCAAGAAAAATTCAGACGTAAATTTTTTATGCAAATGGATTATGCAGGTAGAAAGTGGGATATACAACCGGGCGGATTGCAGCGTTTAACTGAAGCTTTAGCTGATATAACTTACAAAGCTGACGGTAAAAAATACGAAGAGAATCTACCTGAACTTGTGGACCATGAAATAACAATTGACTTGCCTTTCAGTCTTCAAAGTTTTTATAAAGATTTCTGTAAAACTAACATTCTAGACTATTGTGATGTATTGATTGAGGCTCCTAACGAGGCAGTACTGCAGGGCAAACTTCATCAAATATGTTGCGGTGGTATCTATTATGACATCTCAAAAACACTTGATAAAGAAGCAACCTTTGAAGAGATGCAGGCTTTTAAAGGTACTGAGAGACACTTTCTTTTTATGCACATTAGAAAGATGCAGGCTATACGTGAATTAAGAGCCTCTATCGACTCGCCATTATTAATAGCATATACTTTTAGCTTTCAGAAAGACGCGCTAATAGAAGAATTTGACGCGCCAGTTTTTAGTTCTAGTAATTCTACCAAGCACAACACCGCTTTACTTGAGCGTTGGAATGCAGGCGAGATACCAGAATTATTAATACATCCAAAATCTGCAGGGCATGGCCTAAACTTACAGTATGGCCCATGTAAAGACTTAGTTTGTATGAGTTACTTTTGGTCTAATGACGAATGGGAGCAGCTCATAGGCAGACTAAGAAGGCAGGGCCAAGAGTCTGAAGTTGTTAACCGTTGGACTATCGCCTGCAAAGATACTTTAGAGGATATTGTAATGAAACAAAGATTACTTGACCGCAGTTCATCCTCTGAAGAATTCCACAAATATCTAAAATCAATTAAATAAGGTCTACATATTATGAGCAATAGTTATTTAAACTACGATCCTGCAACTGGAAACATAACAGATGGTAAAGGTACTATGGTTACTAATATGCCGGGTTTTGTCCCTGTAGCTGTTGAGGAAAAAAGCGGTGTAGACGACCTGATAAAACTAAAAAATGCAGGCTTTACTGCAGAGGAAATTATAGCCCTCAAAAAAGCAGACCTTTAATAATCAACATTTTTACGGCTTTAATTTTTATTAGGGCTTAATTTTTTATTCTCAAAATTTAGGTCCTTATATGGCGATCACTATGACAGATAATAGCGAAGAAAAAATAATAAGACTTGACACTAACAAAGATAGGGCAGAAGCTTTTCTAACAAACGTATTTCAAAACCTGGGGAGTGACGAAAATATTTTAGCATGGGCTTCAAGCAGTCCAGTTCCCGGCTATCCTACTTCAGTAAAAAACTTACTCGGCAAATCTCTCCGTGGTGATAAGACACCTAAAGCGTGTTACTTCTCCACTGCTACAACCTATGCAGATAAGGACGGGAATCTACGCAATCGTCAACCGTTGTTTCACTCACTGTACTGTATCGTTTTAGATGACATAGGCACAGGGTTAGGTGCTAAATGTACTGAGGATGCGCTACACGAAGACTTACGCTATGACTATTCTTGGAAGATAGAAACTTCTCCAGGTAATTTTCAGTACGGGTATTTACTTGACGAACCTATTACTAATCTAGAAGTCGCTAAAGAATTTGTACGTGCAATTTATAGCGTGGGTGAATGGGATTCAGGCGGCGCAATGCCTAACAAATTAGCGCGGCTTCCTTGTGGCGTTAACCTTAAAGAAAAATACGCTGTTGAAGCGGGTGAGCTTTGGAACGTGGTTAATGCTGATGGTGACGGCTACGAAATACTTAACAGATTTTCACCTGAAGATTTACTCGAACTAACTAATGCGTGTATTAGTTGGGGTGATATTAAGAATCTTAAATCAGTTAAGCGTGACCCAAGACGTACCAGAGGCACAACTATTTATCGTGAAGGTATTAAGTTCGCTAACACTGATGGCCTTGTAGATGACGTTTTAGAGTGGTTATCAGAGAATAATTTTATACTTAATGAAGGTCCTGAATGGTTTTCTATTCGTTGTCCTTGGTCTGCTTCTCATTCTGACGGTAATGAATCAAGTGGTTATAAACCTTTAGGTTATGGTGAAGATGCTACTAAGCGCGGCTTTCATTGTTTTCATGATCACTGTTCAGGTAATCATACTAAAGATTTTCTGTCTTGGGTAGCTGCTAAAGGCGGCCCTGAAGCACCAATACATGACCCTATTCCTGAGTTAGTAAGCCGTTGGGGTTTTGATATGACCGCAAACGCTTTCGTTGATATGCGTTCTGAGAATGGTCCTGTTATTCCTGCTGCAGGTTTCAAGACGGGTCACTTACAAGACGTATGGTGGACTGATGCAGATGCCAAGCCACGTCATACTTCAATGTTTAATCTCATATCAAAATCTGAAGGGTTATTGAGACTTCACGGTACGATATATAAACCGGGCGAACCTAACATAATAGAGTATGACAGAGGTACGTCAAAAGTTTCACGTTTTATTAATGGGTGGTCAGTGCCTAACTGGATGACTGACCTACGCAACCCTGAAAAAGAAGCGCTAGAAAACTATAATCGTTTCCATGACTTCTTAACATACTTGCTACCTGCAAATCACGGTGCGGATACTGAGTGGTTCTTAGACCACTTGGCTTCTAAAGTTCAGAACCCTGTCTACCGTGGCCCTTGTGTTGTTTTAACTACGCCTGCGTTTGGTTCTGGTCGTGGTACTCTAATGGGTATGCTAAGCAAATTATGGAGTACAAAGAACGTATCTACTGTAGGACTCTCAGAACTCGTTGACGGATTTTCTGGTCACGGCTTTAATGACTGGATGGAGACAGTATGGATCACGGTTCCTGAAGCAAAAGAAAGCGGTATGAGTCGCAAAGATGAACTTACTATGTACGAGAGTTTAAAATGTGGTATTGACCCTAGCCCTACAACGCATTTAATTAAGCACAAGTACGGTGGTCAAGGTCATAGTGAAGTCTACAGCTCAACTATTATTTGTACTAACCATGCAGATAGTATTCATATTCCTGCAAACGATAGACGTTTTCTATTCATAGAGTGTGCTAACAAAGTACGTGACCCTAACTACTTTAAAGGTCTCAATGAATGGTTATCAACTGCTAATTGGTGCGCTGATGTTTGGCGCGAACTAATGAAGCGTGATATATCTAAACATGAAGGCTTTGCGCCTGCATCCCTTCAGTCAGAAAGCCGTGGTGTAGACCGTGATGATTCTATTAAGCGCAGCCTAATAGGTCAGTCAGCAATAGAGCGCGTTGTAACAATCGCTACTATGTATGTCGATGAAAAATGTAATGGTGTTTTTCAGACTAACGTGGTTGCTGACGCACTATATGATATTCAAACTCAGGTAGGCTTGTCAGATTTTAAAGGGTGGGAAGCTGTCTTTAAGAAAATTTTACAAGGTGGCACTGCTGAGTTGAAATATAGAAAAACAAGAAGGTCTCTGTACGTTAATGACAAAAAATGTTACTTACGTCACACATTAAGCCCCATAGGTTACGCTTCTCAAGAAGCCTTAGATAATACAGGCAACTTTGAAGAAGCAAAAGAAACCGCTATCAACATAGAAGCGGGTGAATTAAAACAATTCATCTTAGATATTTTCTACGAACTGGGACTTTAAATATGCGAACACCTTTAAGAATTTTAAACTGTTTATCAGGCGGCGAACGCGCGGCCTATTATCTTGTATGGAGACACTTACACCCTACCTGGAGGAACTACGAAGAGTTTCATATGTTACGTAAACTATCTACACAATTGGAGTTTTAAGAATGAGTAAAAACGGAGATAAAAAACTTATTGCTGAACTAGAACAGGTTAAAGTTAAAGCTATTAATAATATCTACAACTGTCAGCACTTGCTTGAAGAACAGTTAAATAAAGATGACCTGCCACCAGAAATGAGAGCATGTATCTTATTCTGTTTTGGTTGTCTTGCTGAACATGGTATGTATAAAGGAGATCGATAATATGTCTGACCAATTTTATAAAACAGAAACTAAAGGTAAAAATCGTACTGGTAAGTCTTGGACTGAAGTTGAGACCAGATTGCTAATGTCTCTTGTTGGTTTGCCTATAAAAGAAATTGCTAAGTTCTTCACTAAAAACAAGCGTACTGAGACAGCTATTACATCTAAAATGAAGTCTCACGGTTTGAGTACTAGAATTGACCCTGACTGGGAGCTTAAATTTAAATATGCGATATTAGATAATGAAGTACGCCAAGCTGCTAAAAAACGTGAAGGGGGTAAGTAATGGACCAAAAAGTTCTAACTGACCTCGTAACCATGATTGAATGTATCGCGTTCAATGATTGGAAAGACCATCAAGGTGTTAGGGTGAGAGATACGCCCGTATGGATGCGGTTCCGTGATGCTTTAGAAGCTGAGAAGCTACCCCCCACATTAGGTGATAATGTGGCAGTAGCTTTAGTGAAAGCTAACTTAGAGGATATAGAGGGTTTGCTAACTCAAACACGAAATGTATTGAAAGGTTTACCTGTCAAAATACCGCTAGTCCAAAAGCATAATCCTGACGACTTGGTACAAATATTAGAGTTAAGAGAAGTCGCTAAAGCTTATTTGAAGGACCTTAAAAAATCTCGTTATGCTGCCTTTCATGAGTCTACTAAAAAGGAAGGTGATAAAGCATTAACATCTAAAGAACGTGCTTACCTAAACCGCCTTGATAAGAAAATAGATAAGGTTGAGAGCAGTCTTATTGTTCGTGATGGACTGAAGGACCAGACAAATGAGAAAGTACGTAAAGCTAAAAACTGAAGATGTTCTGTATTTGATACTAGCTGTATTTTTGGTAGTGTGTTTTGCTACTTTCTTTGTTCTCCAATATTTTTTCATTGCCGGGGCTTGTTATCTAGGCCTCGCTTACATTACTAACAGAGGTAGCTAATATGTCTGAAATAAACCTTACTATGAGTATAGAGGTCTTATAGTTCCTTTTTCTAAAGTCTTATATGTTTATGAAATATACCCTAACGGGGGTGTTAAACTCCATGTATGTCTATCTGGTGTAGACCCTGAAGATTTTGTCACCGTTGAAGATGTAGAAGCGAAAAGATTCAAGACTGAGTACAAAGCTTATCTTACTGCCGTGAGCCAACCTAACCTTATGGTTGATGAATGTGAAGATAAAGAACGTACTAAATTAATCGAAAATATAAAGGCTAAGAACCATCATCCTAGCGGCTTAGTTAATATGCTAACTAAAGCCGTTCTCTATCTTTTAAGAAATTAGTTTAGTTTATTTTGATGTAGTGTCTTATACTTAAATTATGTAATGAGTTTGATGCCTTATTACATGCTAGTCATCGTAATGTAATTGATTTAAAAAGCAGCTACTCCAATAGCTGCTTTTTTATGTGCTATACTAAAAAGAGTATAGAATGTTTACGCATCAATACTTTCTCCTAGAATGAAACTAAAAAGCGACCCGCCAAGGTCGCTTTTTTATTTGTTAAGATATGAACTTATGTTCTATCTTGTTGTCTATACTTTGCCAATACTCATACCCTTGCTTTGTCATCTTCCAATTGAAAGACATAATTAAATTATCCTCCCAATTAAAAGGCCATATCGCAGGCTCTTTAAGAATGTCTAGATATCCTTCGTTATATGAGTTGTACGCGAGTATGACAGCTTCTAGTGCTGCAGCATGACCTAACACCTGGGCTACCTGTTTAAATAAGTAGGTGTCATTTATGTGTAGTTTACATTTCATTATTTACTATCCAATTTTTTATAATGATCTTCTAGTTCTGCATCCCACACGACCACGCCATTAGCTTTTTCAGGATTGACACCTAAAGTTTTCTTGCATCTCGCGCACTCAAATTTAAAGGTTCCATCGTCATAAATTTTTATTGAATTAGGGATAGGATCGTGGTGAAACTTTGAGCAATATATTGCTTTGATAGATTCAAACATTCGCATACTCCAAACATGTCTGCATAAATAACAGCGACTAACACTAGCGTAGCCACTGCAAAAAATACCTGTGTAAATTCTAAGAACTGGTGTATTTTATTTTGGTTCAAAATTCCTCCTGTCTACTCCCATTTTGTGCATTAGTTCTGCAGTCTTTAAATACTCAGGGCCTAGAAAAGTTTTCTTACCTGCACCTTCAAGCTCGTTCATAGTGCCTACTAATCTTTCCATTAATTCATCATGTAAGTTAATGGCTATTAGTACTGCGCCTAGTTGATCCTCAGTCCACGTAGCCGGGTCTATTTCTGTGATAGGCCAATCGAATACTTGCTTGACTGTTTTAAAATCATCGTACTTATGGTTGCTCATTAAAGCCCCTTCAATAAAAATATTACTGCGCCCATAAAAATAATAGGTCCTACCCAAGCAAAAGCAGTGGCAAAAGCTATGATGAATACCCAAGACCCTATTGATTTAAAACCTTCTAAAATGTTGTTCATAATCCTATCACCTTCGCAAATATATCTACTACTACCAAAGATAAAGCTACACCTAGAATCATGCTCAAGGCTGCTATTATCACCACTCGAACTATGAACCATGCGAATTCAAATTTATGCTTCACACCACCACCCCAGTTACTGCCATTGCTACGAACATGCCTACTATAAAAATAGACCTAAGCACACCGCTAAAAATTAAAGCTAGTGCGTTTCCTGCTAATCTTTTAGATATTCTCAAAATATTTGTACTCCTGCTAAATGTAAGCCTAGTAATAGTATGCCTATGGCAACAATTACTACTACTGCATCAGATACACCCCGAACAAAAGAGTCTATGCCTTGGTTCAGGGTTTCGTTCTTAAATTTTTTCATCTCTTTTCCAGTTTAAGTTGCCGAATATGTCAACCTTACAGTTATTGCTTTTAAAACTGAGGCTCACGTACTCACTATTTATTGACTGTATATTGAGAAAGTCTTCACGCTTAACTAGTTCTGCAATCTTTCTTCGTGCTATACATGTAAAAAATCCGTTCATTCTGCTTCCCCGTTTAAGAATCTCACTGCATGAAGCATCAGGCCGTCCCTAATGCGGGGGTCTGTCTGTTGCTGCGCTATCATGACTATGTGGTTATGCTTAGCTTGTCGGTAGGCCTGGGCTGCTTCTTCTGGTGTATCGAAGCGGCCTAAATTATTTCGCGTTCCTTCAATACTTAGTGCTGCAGCAAACCTACCGCTTGACTTGTGGAAAGACACGCCTAAAGGGTATTCTCCCCGGCTAGCTTTGCATGTCAGTATCAGTGTGTTGATTTGGCGAGGTATGAATATGCAACTGTCAGGCCCGTAGACGGTGTTTAGCGGGTCCATAAGGTCTTTGTCTAACTGTTTGCCTAACCAGTCTTCCTGCGCCATCCAGTCGCTAAATACGCTGAATCTGTGCCATTCTTTTACTACTTCACACTTGTCATAGGTGTGTGCTGAAAAATATTTAGGGTTATAACACCTACAGATCATGTTAGCCCACGCCCTATAGAACGGGCAAGTGTGTGGCTTGCCTCTTATATTTGGTTGTGTTGCGTATGTCGCATCATTAATGCCTACGCCGAATAGCTTAACTCTTTTCGCTATGTAGTGTTCACTTACTGGTTTTCTTAGGAACATATTATATTCCTTGTGGTGGATCTGGTAACTCGGCCCACGCTAAAACATTATGATGCCCGGCCCATCCACTGACTGTACTGAATATTTTAGTAGATGTGGTTTTAGAACCTGTCTTAGGGTTTTGTCTCGTTACGATATATCTGCCGCCTGCAGGAGGGTTTCCTTCATCTGCAATTATATGCCAATCCTTCATAAAACCTTGAGTAGGCTTTTTTCTTGCGTGTGGGTGTGCAGCCCCTGTAGCTTGTTGCGTTGATGGTTTATCACACGCAGTATCTGCAAGATCCCATTCAAAGGCATCTGCAGCTTCAGCACTATTATTTTTAAAGTTTCGTTTTTTCATGTTCTGCTACCTTTTCTTTATTACACTGGTGGAGGTATACTTCTTCCACATAATCAGATTGTGACCGTCCCACTACTTTGCATTTGTTGCAGGTTACGGTAGACCAGTTTGAAGGTTCACCACCTTTAGGGGTGAAGGCTCCGTTATTCCAGTGATAGTTACTGACTGTCCAGTTACGTTCTTCTATTGGCTTTCTGCGTTCTTCGCAGCGGCAATTAAAATGCTTTACTTTTTTACTCATGTTAAATCAAGACCTCTCACTTTCATTGCTCGGGCCACTGCTACCGCGTCTTCAAAACTTAGGTATACTGCGTTGTCTGAGTCGTAACCTAATTCAAGGAAATTCTTGCCTTCGTGTCTATATATTTGTGCGTCCACAATCCCTGAATCTTTATCGAAATCATGTTGCGCTATATTGAAGTCACCCATTGTTTCAGCTTTACGTGCTGCTTCTGGGTAACATTGGTCTGCTAAAAATCCTGCCATGATAATTCTCCTAATATTTAAATTAAAAAATCTTCTTTGGTTAAACCTGCTTTCAAGGCTAATTTACGTATATCTTCACGGCTAAAAGTTGTGCCTCTAATGCTTGAGTTAAAACCTATGTATATACCTCCGTTGAGTGTACCTCCTGCACATATTATAAGTTCATTATCCAATTTGTGTTCAGGTTTTGGCGGTGTAATGGTGTCTAGTTCTGCGCGCATCTGTGCTGCAGTGTAGTTTTTACAATATATTTCATCGTGAGTACATGTTACTTCTACTGCAGCTGCAGGTATGCCTTGAAACATCTTTTCGTAATTCTCAAGATGTATGTTCGCATATTGCTGAAGCATTTGCTGCTGAAGTATTTGCTGCTTCATTTGGTGCCATTGGGCTTGCTTGGTATGGTTTCTCCCAGTACACGTGACGTGCTTATGTCCAACTAGGTCTGTTATGCTTGGTATTTGTGGCGCTTGTAAACTTTCACTAGGCTTATCGAACCCTTCTTTCAAAAAAGCACGATCTACTGCATCTTTGACTTGTTCGGCAGTTATTTTTAGTTCTGGCTCTAGTTCTTTCGTGAATCGTTTTTTCATGCGATCAGTAACTCCTTATCAATAGCTCTGTCTAATGCTAATTTAGCGAAGGCTGTTTCAGGTTGAAAACCTCTCTCTACTTCACCGCTATCAATATCTTGTTGGTAAAATGGTTCAAGGTGACTACGCAATGTCTGCGCTAAAGGCTGTTTAAAAATTGCCTCGCCTTCATGATAATAAATTAGCCATACGTGCTTTTCATCTATCTCATGTATAAATATACCTGTGCGCTTTTTTTCAGTTTTTGCTGTCATTTTAAAAAATCCTTAGTGGGTTGGACCGTCTTGTCTTTTAAGTATTTCGTCAGACTCTTTTTCTATAATAAAGAAAAAAGTTTCAGACCTTCGCTGTCTTCTTTAACTGCTAATACTTTGTCTTCGATTTTAGCACATTCAGCTTCTATATCTTTTTCAGTGATGACTGCTTCACCGTTAGCGTACTTGCTTATAATCATACAAAGGATTGTCTCCATGTTGTTTGATAATGCTTGCATTAACGGGTGTTTAGGGTTTTTTATGTTCATATTTGTATCTCTCTTGCGTGTACGAATTGGCTAGTGCCTTTCGCGTTGAATTGATGTTGCTGTTCTTTGAATAAATCTTTGCCACCGAAGCATACAAATTTATATCCTGCCTTGGGTAAGTATACTACTGCAATGCGGCGCTCCCATTCTTTTCCGTCATTACTCACTTCTACTTCAGCGCCCATTGTGAACCATTGAGGTATATCAATCGTTCTGAATAGATCTACAGTATCTCCACAAGGCTTACGTCCTGTATTCATAAAACTTACCTTATGTGAGGTGCTTTTAAAACTCACTCGAATGAACCTGGGCGATAATCCCACTACATGCCCTGGCCCATAGGTACGAGAATATACTTCTTCATTCAGGCCTAACTTGTCGGCTAAGTTTTGTTTCATTTTAATCCTCGGTTAGTACGTTAATTTTAATTGTTCAAATAAGTGCGTTATTACATCAACCGTCCACCCATTACCAAGCATCTTGTATCTTTGCGTGTTGCTTACATGGTTGGTATTCCTGCTCGTTCTAAGGCTATGCGTCCACATTGCATACCATCGAACAAACTTAATACTATTTGAGGTTTCATTTTTTAGGTAGTCCTTTTCGTTTTTCTAGCATTTCTTTATAGGCGTGGCTCGCGTCTTCTGGTGTCATTTCTTTAGTGATGACCTGAATCGGTTTATCTTGGTCGCCTTGTACTGTCAGTTCTTTGCTGTCTTTGAATCCGCATAAGTTCTTCAGTGCAAAGATTGTGACTGCCGGGTTTGCTTTGTTCATTAGCCCGTTGGTTAGTAGGAAATGCTCGTAGACGCTCCCTATGCTCTTGTAGACCTCGCTAAACTCAGGATATACCAAAGTACCATCTTGGTGCGTTTGTGTGCTCCAGTAGTGCAGGGTGTCCCTGTGTACGCGTATTTTACGTGCAAAGCCTGCAACGGTTGGCATTATGTTAGGAATGTACTTGCCATATAGTTGATTGCCATTGAGGTCAAACTTAGGGTTGCCGTCTTCATCTAGCACAGGTTCAAAGAATCCTGGATCAATGTCTAAGTAGTCTCGCAGGTCTTGGACGTAACGGTCCTTGTACTTAGATGATTTAGGTGTAGCCTTGCGTGGCATGAACTCGCCTTCAATCGGATTGGCTGCGAGTTCTTTTGCACGTTTGGCGTGAAGCTCTATGAAGTGCTTTATGCGCTCGGTACCAAAAAATAAAATGCGTTTAGCTTTTAGTGTGTCAGGTTTACACTTTTTGAATTGTTGGTGTGCCTTGTTGTAGGCTTCTTGTGCAGGCATACCGTTTACTAGTAGCGTGATACATTTTAGCTCAGTTTTAGTAAGCGGCTTTAAGTTTATCTCAATCTCTGTACACTCGCGTAGTTCTTCAATGAAGTGGCGCGTTCTTGGATTAGAGAAGAATAGTTCAGCTTTGTCCTGCATGATTGAAGTTGCATATCTTTTAGCTAATGGATATGCGTACATGTAGGACTCGTATTTGTCGTAGCCCTCCAGGAAGCGGATCAGACATTTCTTTTCCGCGTTGGTGAGTTCTTTTAGTGGTTGTTGTGCCATTAGATTATTTACCTTTTAGTGTTAATAATTCAGAAATTAAGTTATTTCTTTCCAAAGACCAAGCATCAGACCGAGCAGCAGCCTCAGCAGACCGAGCAGACTCAGCAGCAGACTCAGCAACAGACCAAGCAGACCAAGCATCAGCCTCAGCAGACCAAGCAGCAGCCTCAGCAGACCGAGCAGACTCAGCAGCAGACTCAGCAACAGACCAAGCAGACCAAGCATCAGCCTCAGCAGACCAAGCAACAGACCAAGCAGCAGACCAAGCAGCAGACCGAGCAGACCAAGCATCAGCCTCAGCAGACCAAGCAACAGACCAAGCAGCAGACCAAGCAGCAGACCGAGCAGCAGCCTCAGCAGACCAAGCAACAGACCGAGCAACAGACCGAGCAGTGTTCCAGTCTATACCTGTAGTCCCTTCTAGTGCTTGTTCGTGACATGCTATTACACCTTGTATGGCTTCTGATACTTCTAGGTTATCTTGATCAAGTTTGCTTAGTCTCTTGATTGCTATCTTATGTTTTACTTCATCTATATTAACGTCCGTGGGGATTGCTTTTAGTAATTCTACTGGGAAGGTTAAAGCTTCGTCTTTAGGTAGTCTTTCAAATATCTTTTCGGCTAGATATACTAACCATTTAGGTAAGTTCATTGCTTCTGAGGCGTGTTCTAAGACGTTTTCTTCTGATTGCATAGCACAACCAAAGAAACAGCCTTTATTAGCGTCCTGAGACCACCACAGACCTTGTGTTAGACGATCTGCGTCTTGGTGTTCCTGCATTATGGATATCCAGTGTGCTTTTTGAGCTTTATTAAATGTTGTCATTAGACTATTTACCTTTTAGCTTTGCTTTAGTGCATAGATGCACGTTGCGAAAAGTATAGCGAGGGCTGTTAAGTCACTAGTATACAT